TCAGAAAGTCTTTCTACAAACTCAAACCCTTCACTTATTATATTATATTTAGGCACGCTATAGCCTACCCAAATAAATAAAGTTTTTTCTCCTCCAAAGTCATTCAACAGTGTCGTAACTAAAAAGCCTGCATATTCTTCGTCTTTATACACTACATATAAATCCGCGCTACCTTTACGTAAAGCAGAATATACATCAGCCGGTATCCAATCTGCATGAGATTTCTTCGTTACCTCGTAGAGATCTGATTCTATGTTTGTGTAAGCAGCGCGTATATCCTCTAATGGGATATGTTCAAACACTACTCCTCTAATAGTCAAGCTCCCTGCCATAACGACCGTACCTCTTCCTTGGGCTTAATCCAGCTCCTTTATATTTTACTGTTCTTTTAACTCCAGTATCTCCACCACGTCCTTTTAACTCTGCTAGTCTAATTTGTTCTTGGAACAAACCAAAATAATCAGCAGCAGCTACAGGATCAGTCCATTCTTTACCTGGCATTCTTAGTAACCTGTAAACAGAACCGTATACGATTCCATCTCTGTAAGTATTACTAAAAGCAGTGTCTATACTAGTTGTTGTTCTTGTAGGTTTTAACGCAACATTTACTAAAAGTTCTTTACCATCGTTTGGTTTGGGCACTAACCAGAAAGTGCTAGCGGTTTTCTGTAAAAAAACTGAAGGAGTACCTGATTTGTCTCTCCAGTCAGGGTAATTAAGTTCTAAACTTCTTGGACTGATAGGATCTAAGTCATGTCCATCATAAGTTGCCCATAAAATTTGGTGTACATCTGTACCACTGGGTTGGTCGAACTCGTACTCATATGTACCAGATATAGTTGTTATCGGGTCTAAGTCAAATGTGAACGCTCTACTCTTTTCACAAAACTCAATAGTCGCTGCTCTTAAATTTAATTCGATTAGCCCATCTGGACATCCCGGAACATACGGCAAAATATCAGTTATTAATGAATCAAAACTAGCCACCTATTGCCTCCGTTTTAGGGTTAGTAAGTTGTTCTATTTGTTTACCAACTAATAAAGTTTGATTAAACGCATTAAAGTAGCCACTAGCTACTGCAACATTATTAGCATACTCTGATTCTTTTAGGAATGCTCTGTATAAAACAAAATTAATCAAAGCATTTGCAAAAATATCATCTACTTGAATTAAATCTGTACCCGCACTTATGTTGGTTGGGTTCTTAGAATAAACTACCTCTACGTAGGCACTACCAGAGATTCCAGGGTAAACATAAAATTTTCTAGGGTCTTTCTCATTAAAGGCATAGTTTTTTACAACCGTACCATGTGCAGCTGGTCCAGTTACAGAAGAAGAATGCCAATCACGATTAATAATATCTAAATCTGATAATTCAACTTGTCTAATAGTTCTACTGCCGGTAGCGTCTGTACCTGTCCCAGACATGTTTCTTAAAACTTTAATTAAACGTAACCCGTCAGTTGGGATAGACTGTTCAGTTCCTGTGGATAGAGATACATTAGAATGAGTAGCGGTAGAATCAGGACGAAGATTAACAATTTCTCTTTGACCATCATTTAAATAATCTATGAGTTCGCCTTCTGTCCATCGTACATTTGTATTATCTTGTAAGATATTTTGAACTCTGGAAAGAATATGTTGCGCCTGTAATGTCCCTGCCATTTATCACTCTTCTACTTTTTTACTCTTTGTAGTTTTTTTAGGTTTCTCCTTAGTATCTTCTATAATTTCTTCCATTTTCTTAGGTGCTTCTTTTACTTCAGTGCACCCAGCTTGTATGCAGGCATAAGCTATGTAGTCGGGAAACTCTCTTGTTTCTCCAGCCTCTAGTCTAACTGCATCACCAGTAGTTAAAGCTACGTAAACATCTTCACTAGCTTTTACTAACATTCTTTTTATTTCTTTTTCTGCCATTTAAAACTCCTGTTTGATAGAAGGGGGTGGCCCTAAGACCACCCCAATCTTAATTAAAATGCGCAATCTACTCTGATTACACCAAAGTCTTCATCCTGACCAGAAATGTCAGAATTGTACTTAGGCTTTTTAAGACCCATGATCTTACCGATAGAGATACCGTTTTGGTTTCCGTAGTCGAAAGTATCTTCAACTATTTCTGGTAAACCGATATCTGCCATAGCAAGAGCTTGAGCTCCACAGAATAAGCAAGCAGCGAAGTCAACGTCACTACCAGATCCACCTTTCTGAGAACCAGAAGTTCCTTGAGAAGTGTTTGGTACGTGTCTGAATTCGTGAACCATAACACCGTCAACCATTAAGCTAGAAGATCCAGCAAATAGTTCGTTGTTTGGTCCTCTGACACCAGCGCTTCTTACGTTAGATAAGAAGTCTGAATCTAGTTTCAGATCAGCCATTACTTGTGGAGTAACAAAAAGATGGAACATCTCTTCATTACCATTGCCTCTCATACCTCTAATGTATTGATCTTTAGCGTAAGCTTTAAGCTCAACAATTGTGCTGTACTTCATAGTATCAGCAGCAGCTAAAGCAGTAGTGTCACCAGCAACTAAACCATTAGTTGCATCGACTCTTCTGTGTCTGTTAGAAGTAGGAGCAGTTACATCACCATTAAACGCAAGATCAGATAGATTAGCACCTGAACCTAAAACCGGTCTTGTAGCAGAAGAACCACCAATATTGTTGTTCTTTCTGTTATAAGAAATACCAGCCAAAGTTAGAAATGCTAACTGGTCTATTCTGTCTGCCATTGCGTATGCAAGTGCATCCCTTGAGTGCTCACGGAAGTTGACAACAGATTTTTGATCAGCAAGCCTACCAGATAGTCTGTTTGCAAATCTTAATTGATCTAGTTGTACAACGATGTCGAATGCTCTCAACGCTTCTTCATTACCTTCGAGAGTGTTGTCACCAACAATACCATCACCAGTCATGTCAGCTAAAAGTGTTAAAACAGCTCTAGCTCCTTTTTCTGATTGTGTAAGTTCATTTATTCTCTGAACCATGGCGTTGGGGCCACTACCCGCAAATTGGTTAATGAAGGACATGTTTCTAGCAACTCTCCAAAAATCACGAGACCAGATAGTAAGCTGTTCGCTGGTCAACGCGCTAAAGTTTGTATTAGCCATTAGGCCCTCCAAATAAAATTAAATTAAAAATAACCAATCGCTATTTGGGGCGATATCCCGTATACCCTTTATCGTTGGGGCACGATACCGTTAGTTTTACGAGCACGACCTCGAACAGTTAACGTCACTGTAGACGAAAAAACGATTTTTATACTGAACGACCAGTGTTGGATTTCGTTCCAACGTACGAATTCTTGTTAGTATACTACTCTTTAATCAAAGTCACCACGTAATCTTCTTAAAGTTTCTTCTGGTAGTGCACCAAACTCATCATCAGATAACGTGTTTATGTTAACGACTTTGCTTTCTTTAGCACCATCACCCTTCATAGCAGGGGGTTGTGCTTGAGAAGCTTCTACTTTTTTCTTTACATTAGCCTTTTGTTTCTTTTCTTGCACCGCTTTTGTTAGCGTAGGTGCAGGATCAGCCTTTGGCTCATCTGAAACTTGTAATAATTCTGGTTTTTTAGACAATAAAGTAACCTCAGTAGCTTTTGCTAACGAATCAGCTGCGCCATACCCTTGATATATAAAAGCATCACGCAATTCCATAACTTCTTGAGTTAATTTTTCGTCAAAAGATTTACTTTTTTCGTCAAAAATAGGAAAAACTTCCATTATCTCGTTAGCTTTTTGCTTTAACTCATGTTGCTCTCTGTCTTGTTGAACAGTTTGCCCCATTTTGTTTTGCATTTCAGCCATAAGCTGCTCTCTTTCTGCAGTTCTTATCTCTTCTCTGAGCCTTACAGCTTGGTCGGCCGCTCCATCAAGTACTAACTGCTGATATTCTGCTTCTTTAGCAGCAAAATCATAAGCTGGTGTCTCAGGAATAGAGGCGTCTTCTTTATTCTCTATGTCTTGAAGTCTTTTTTGCATTTCTTTGTTCTTTGCAAGCACTTCATCAAGTCTAGACTTAGGGACCATTGGAGATTTTGGCTCTTCTTCTACAACTTCTTCAACTTCAGCGACTTCTGGAGCAGCTTCTACTTCTGCAGCTTCCTCCATTGGCTCCACAGGTTGCTCATCATCTGTTTGTAGTTCTTCTGCAGGCTCTTCTTCTGTTGTAGCTTCTGGTTCTTCAACTGCAACTTCTTCTTCTTCTGTCTCTGCAACTTCTTCTGTTGCTTCCTCAGGGCTAGATTCCTCTTCGGTTTGTTCATCTTGAGTCTCCTCTTCTTCTTGAAAGTTCATATCAACTTGAAAGGGCGCTACGTCCTCTTCGGTTTTTGCATCTGCTCCCGGCATCCCATCGAATACTAGGTCTTCAGTTTCAGTTGTATTATCTTTTTTAGCCACGGTTATTACCTCCTCTTGGTTTCATAGCTTCAACAGCAATCTTAGATGCTGCTTGGGTTTCAGTTTGACCTTTCCTCATATCATTAGTTAATGCTGATAACTGCTGACGTAAGGCAAGTTCTTGCTGTTTCATTTCCATCTTACTCTGCAGCTCCGCAATCTTAAGTTGTGGATCTGCAGCAGACTCTTGTGCTTTCGCTACATTTAGCTGAGCCTGAGCCTGGATGTTCTGTACTTCGGCTTCCATCTTAGTAAGCTCGAGTTGAATTTTTCTAATAGCAGCTTCTGCTTGGAATTGTTGTATTTGTGCCTCTTGTTCACTAGGAGGTTCAGTACCTTGCATCGCACGGATACGTTGTGCAATCTCGCCTTTTTTAGCCATGTGTGAATATTCAACAATTAAATCATCTGGAATCGGCACACCAACTTGTCTTAGTTGAATAGCTTCAGCAAACTGTACTTCATCAAAGTTATCTCTAGTTGGCATAGTGCCTACAACTACTTGATACTCTCCTAAAGTTAAATCATTAATAATCTCTCCCTCTGGAGTTACCTGATTTAACAATAAAGGTTTTGTTGGTTTAAGAGGATTACTCTCATCTGTTATTTGAATCAACCTCTCTTCTGTATAGTACTGCTGTACTAAACGTAAAACGTGTTCTGCTAAGTATTGTCTGGTTTTTTGTAAATTATCTAATGGTACTTGTATCATCAAGACACCACGGTTTTGTTTTGCTTGTATAGCAATACCTGATACCTCTGGTGAGTCTGTACCTAACATAGCGTCACTGATACCACTAATCTGTTTAATGTTAGCCGCAGCTTTTTGACTGATTCTATCTAAACCGGTGGGAATCTGATTCGGTGGTATCTTCGCAGGAGGGGAAGACCCACGATTATATTCTAATACCAAACCAGTTTCCGCACCGTGTTCTTCTAAATCGTCAGCAGTCATACCATTTAATGACCCTGTTTCTACAATCCAACCACTGTTAGCTGTAGTGTTTACGATATGTAATTCTTGTGAGCTAATTTTATTTAATTGTTCTTGAGGTGAAATTAAGTTTCTAACCATCCCAAAAGGTCTACCTCTTCGCCAATACGGAAAGTAAGGAACAATGGTGAAACAATCATAAGGGGACCAATCATCGTGTAACACAACTGAGTCTGCAGTTACCGTCCAACGAACTTTACGCATTGGTTTATTCAAAATATCTAAACCGTAATCATCGGCAAACTTCTGCATTTTACGTTTGCCCCAAGTAGTTGGCACCGGACGCATATCGCCGGTCACTCTGTCTACATAAAAAGTACAGTCTTTAAGTTGATAATATTGTCTTTCAATAACTCTAACTGATCTTAGTGTTCTGTTTTCTTCTGGGTTAGTTGTAGCAGATTGGTTATACTCTATCCCGGTATAGGTATCCCCATATCTTGTTTCTTCATACTCAACTGAATCTTGTCCCATACTAGCGCCGTACTCTGCAGAAGTTCTAAGTTGATCTGCTTTTTCTATACCGTACTGCTCTTCTATTTGATCTATGCTCATCCATTTGGTTTCGAATACCTCGTTCCAAGTTTTTGGATCGTATTCTTTTGCATCAGGGTCGATGAGGATATCTAGTGGGTCCTTTGTAGTTATCCTCACCTCGCCTTGAATGTGGTCATCAAAATCGATACGGACATCAAAGTATCCTCTATCTTGAATGAGACCATCTGCGAAAACTTGCGATTCGAGCCAATGTAATTTGTTATTATCTGATATTTGTAAGTAAAGTTTAGTAAGCACATCTGCTACGTCTTGTAACCCACCACCTTTGGGTTTAAAACTTATGTCGGCTCTTCTAGTGCTTTGTTCACCAAGTACGGTGTTAACGGTGGGGAGTATAGTATTGATGGTTAACGCAGGACGACCTTCGTCATCGAGAACTGCAACATCGGATGGATCCCATTGATTACCTCTATAGAAAGCATCGCATTTTTTAGCGGTGTCAATATATTCTAAATGTCCGTTGTCACGGGCACGTTCATAACGTTCGAACTGATTCTGAGCTATTAGATGCTCTTCTTCTTTTGAAAGTTTTTTCTTTTTCTTACTGTAATCCATCAAGAACTCATAGCACTTTTACGCTTATCCCCTTTAACTAGATATTTTAATTTATCTCGCCACGAAGGTACATGCTCAATTTTTTCTACATAAGTAGCAAACTCTGTCATCATCAACCCGATCCATGCTAACGCATCTACTTGGTCATCGTGAGCTCCGTTCGGAAAACGCAAAAGTTCTGCAATCAGAGGTCCGACCCAAACTGGATCTTTCGGAAAGTATACCATGCCTTGTTGCATCCGTCCTTGTATCGCACGAGCTCTCGCTTCTTTATCCCTTCGACCCACTTTTAAATCTTTAAAGTAAGCTTCGTTGAGTCCACGTTCGCGTACCCGCTTTTGGAGGAACGGACCGAGCGCCATTTCTATGTGACCTTTCTCTATTCCGACCACATGGGGTTGCCACTCTTGGTACAAATCTAATATTCTTTCCACCAATTCAAAACCATCATACTTGCCTCGGACACAATCAACAACAAATAAATTATCATACTCATCAACACCGACTACGATACCGACCGAATAGTCATTACGTTCGCGCTGCCCAATCGCCAGATCCCAGGCACAGTAGTAACGTAATCTATCAAAATCAATGTCCATATCATCGTAGTAACGAACCATTTCTCGATTAAAATATTCACCCTCATCTGATACTGGATTCTGTTGGTACAGAGCCGACCAGTCTCTCGGCCCCACTGCTTTTTGAATCTGGGTTAACGCTTCTTGACTATACCTCTCTGGGTGAAGCGCTTCGCCTTTGTCTCGAAAAGTCTCATCTTGTTCAGCGAGCGCTGGATATTTAACGACTTCCCACTGATCCGCACCGCCTGCTGCCGCTTGTAGTAATCTACCTGCTAAATCATCATCGTGCCATCGCGTTAAAATTACGAGTACACCGCCCCCTGGGGCTAACCTTGTGTAAGCAGTTGATGTGTACCAATCCCAGACGGCATCCCGATTGTACTCTGACTCCGCATCTTCTCTGTTCTTGACTGGATCATCGATGACGAGCACGTGCGCACCTTTACCGGTAATACCACCACCAACACCCGCGGCTACATAACCACCGCCCTTGGTTGTGTTCCATGATTCTACGGACTGCGAACTAGGGTCGAGGGATACACCCGAGAAAACATTTTTAAAATTAGGTTCTCTTAACTGATGACGAACCTTACGACTAAAGTTCATGGCCAACGATCCAGAGTACGAACAACTAATAAACTCATGTTCGGGGTTTCTGCCCATATGCCAAGCCGGAAACGCAACCGATGCTAAAGTAGATTTACCGTGTCGTGGTGGCATAAACAACATAAGTCTAGGTGACTTTCTATTTTCAACATCTTCACTAAACTTTTCTAACCGTAAACAAATATCTTTGTGTACCCAACCCGCCATGTAGTCTGGGTTAAAACGTTCTACGAACGGTAACAAGTGTTTACGGGCCAGGGCTCGTAACGCAAGTTCGCGCTGCGCTTTTTCTTGTTCAGTTTCTTCGGGTGTCTTTTCTTCCTCAACTTCTATTTGAGGCTCTTCGATTCGCTCAGCTTCGTCCGCTTTGCAGTACACACAGATACCGTCATCACTTGGGTACAACGTATCTGGATGTAACGCTTTACACGTTAGACATTCAATCTTCTTTATTTCCACGTTTATCTCTCATGGCTTTTAAAGTATCACTATCCATAATTTTATGTACTTCTTTAGATCTCGTATTTGCAGTTTTTTCATCATATATAGGCCAAATACCTTTTTCGATCTCATCAAACCAATAGTCATGAGCTTGGTTTTCAGACATTGGGTTGTTGCTGTTGTGCCCCGGTACAAACCCCGGAACAGAGGCAACCATACCCTCATATTTACCTCTACGCATTTTAGGCCCTACCATATACGCAGTCATAGGTCTTCCAGTCTTAGGGTGTTTAATATTTAATCCCATGTTTTTTCTATGGTAATCAATAACATGTTTTTCGGGCCCGGAAAGAGTTTTTTCTATCTCATCCGCTTCCTTTATCATATCGTCTATATTCATTCTTTATCCTCTCGTTTTGGTAATAAGTATTGATTGTCCGTGCCCGCTATCTTGAGTAACTCCGCGTCTGGTAGTTTTTCAAGTTGTTCTACAGTACGGTCCAGATTGATGTTGATCTGGGTTGCATGCTCCGGGGCAAATAGACCGTGGAGCTTACATAAAGAATCAGTGATATTTTTCTCTTCAGTTGCGGTCACCGACTTACGGTGCGCTTCCAGGTACATGCTTGTAGCCGCCTGTTTATCGAACTTTATCTCCTCTCTGAATTCCCTACGTAGATGGGCCAGGGCCTTTTGTATAGCAGGTTTTTTAAATATCTTATAAACATGCTCAGTGTTCTGGTAACCGGCGGCCCTTCCCGCAGCAGCTTTGGACATACCGCGTAGGTGAAACAACAATAACCTTTCCTCTTGAGTGCTTAGCTCGTTCAAAGGTATATCAAGATATGGGTAGTGTGACTGTAGCTCGGCCCTTTCTTGTTCGAAATTTTCTTTTTTATCAGTCATTTTCTTTGAATTCTACTATATTTTTAGCCCACCAATACAATAAGTCCTCAGATAAATTATGTTTCAATACATTTACTCTACTGCAAACTAGTTGGATATTGCTAGGTATGTACCAAGTTTCTGGATCTATCCTATCGATAGAGGCATTCAAATCTTTTTTACCATTACCGTCTTTGTGGTATGTCATGAACAAACCTGTCAGTGCGCACCTGCCGTTTTGTGCTTCCCATATTGATAACAAATCTTCAACTTCTATCTCCCAAACTAGATCTTCGGTACCAGCATGGCGGGAATGTTTTAGGTGACTATATAGATGACGTAGATAGGCTTCTGGGGACTTACTTTTGTTTTTATTTCTTTGACTCTGTAAACAATTTTTACAAAATTTTCTAGAGAATTTGCCATTGGCATTTGTCCCTTCAAAATCACTTTTTGGGAAAGTCTTTTTGCAACCCACACACTTCTTGGTGCTCATGCCATGCTACTTTATCCTATAAATTTTTTTTGTGAAAATTTTTTTGTGAAAATTTTTTGCTAAATCGCTCACGCAGTGGCCTTACTATCACTATTCGCTACCCCCTCTCCCCGATTCTACATTTGGAACCTTGTTTCTAATTTTCGACCTTTGGAACCTTGTCCAGTTTTACCTAGGCATCGACCTATGTACTAGATCCATGAGCCAACAAGTTGTCTCATAAGACATAACAATTATAGATAGAGAGATTGGCTTTCTATCATTAACTCTAATATGGAGAAACATTATGTTTAATTTAAATATACTAGCGAAAGCTACGAAGTCATTAAGCTTCACACCAACCGGGCACCTTAGAATGTCCTGCACTAGAATCAACCCTCGCCACGATGCGAACGATCCTAGATCAAAGGTAACTCTACCAATGAACCAACTCACCGAATATGCCTATCTTAAAACGAATGGCGCGTTCGTGGTTAAGTTCTTCGATAAACCAGAGCTTACTTTCTACCCTTCTGAAATTGCTACTACGCCTGAAGTAGTACCTTCTAACCCCCCACAGCCTCAGGCACCTGTGGAAACACCTGCGGAGACAGCATGAATATTTATGCAATCCTAAAGGGAGTCGGCAACGGCTCTCTTTCCGTAGCTACCGATGGAGCAAAAGCTATCGGCAAGCTCGCGTCTGCTGTAAGCCAATCTTATAAGAAAGGCTATGAAGAAGCACAAGCTGCGGCACCTATCCAAGATCTCGATAGGGCTAAAGAAAATCTCAGGCAATCTCATACCGAACTATCGGATGAAGAGTTTGAGAAAACTTGGGCAGAATTCGTACAGCGATACGATTCGATTACAGAGTTCGTACAGAAACAGACACTGTAATCTACCGGCTAGGGGGGCTTCGGCTCCCTTAGTCTAATTAACTACTATCATAGGGTGCTCTGACTACTATCATCGTGTGCAACACGGAACGCCTAAGGATCGCGGTTAGTTATAGCTAGTGCAAGAGCTCGTGCTCGGGGTGTACCGGGTGTACCACCTGTGTACCAGATAAATTTG